GGTAAACCAATTGACCAAATTTTAGATGCTATTGGTAGCATGTATAGTGAGGCGAACAAATTAAATAATGCTTTCTTACAAAGTAGGACCAGATTAGATGAAATGAATGACGCGGTGGCAAAGGCGGCTGCTGGTGTTATTCGTTTGGGTGGGAATATTAATGATGTTGGTGATACTATGATTGGCATTGCTGATGGTGCAAGAAGAAATGTTATTGCAACTGAAGACCAAGTTAGTAAATTATACGCCGCAACAACAATTTTAGGTGGCAGTACTAAAGATTTAGTTGAAAATTTTGATAATGTTGGTATTTCAGTATCTCAGATAGGTACAAACTTAGAAAGTTCTATTGAATATATTCAAAGTGTTGGTTTAAATGCCAAAACCGTAATGGGTGATGTCACCAACAATATGGAACAGATGAATCGTTTCCAATTTGATAATGGGGTTCAAGGGTTAGCTAAAATGGCAGCACAATCGTCAATGTTAAAATTTGACATGAAACAAACTTTTGCGTTTGCAGATAGAGTTCTTGACCCTGAAGGTGCTATTAATATGGCTGCGGCGTTTCAAAGGTTAGGGGTATCTGTTGGTAATTTAACTGACCCTTTTGCTTTAATGAATGAGTCAATAAATGACCCGACAGGATTACAAAACAGTTTAGCTAGAGTTGGTGAAAAATATACAGTTTTTGATGAAAAAACTAAAACTTTTAAAATTAATCCACAAGGTGTTTTAATTTTAAGAGAAATGGAAAAAGAGGCTCAATTGGTTAGTGGAACATTAAGTAAATCTGCTTTAGCCGCGGCTGATTTAGATAGGAGAGTTTCTAACATTAATCCGTCTCTAAAGTTTGATAGTGAAGAAGACAAACAATTCTTAGCCAATATGGCTACTATGAATAAAGAAGGTGAGTATACCGTTCAATTAAAAAATGATAAGACAGGGGAAGTTGAAACCAAAAGATTAGGTGATATTACCCAAGAAGAGATGGAGAAATTAAGGGAACAACAGGAAAGGGCTCCAAAAACTTTAGAAGAAATACAAATAAATCAGTTAGATGTATTAAAAAATATTGAAAGTGCTATTTCAGGTAATGTTGCAAAGGCAACCTATGGAATTGCAGGCGCTTCTGTGATTAGAGGTAATATTTTAGGTGCGGATAGAATTACAAGAGCTGTTACAGGTGCTGTAGATAAAAATGTACCTGAGAGTACTGAAATAACAAAAAGTATTAATACTGCTGTTGGTAAAATGTCGGAACTTTTTACGAAAAAAGATACAGGTAAAATAAGTGATGCTGATTTTGCAATTAAAATTGCAAAACTTGAAGATGAAATTAAAAATAAAGCGTCTGAATATGGTAGTAAAGGTATTGATGCTTTAAAAAATATATTAGAGGAAACTAATAAAAACATAACAGGAAGTAGTGGTCTTGAAAAAGAATTTAAAAAATATACAACAGAAATGTTGACGGGTAAAAAAGAACTTACTCCAACAAATACTAAAACAGGAGTAATATCTGGAACTCAAACAAAACCTTTGACAAGAGAACAAATATTAGGTATAGGTGGTACCACAAAAAAATATGACAAAACATTCTCACAACAAAAACAAGTGAATTCACAAGTAAATTTTGGTGGTACGATAACTGTTAAAGTAGACGCCCCTCCAGGTGTTGCATTAAACCAAAAACAATTAAATGATGTGTTTAACAGTCAAGAGTTTAAACAATATATTGTAAAGGTAAGCAAATCAAATACAGAAGGTAAAAATCAAGGTGTTGTTAGTTATGGTTAATGATAAAAAAATACTATTAACCTATTTATTAGTAAAAGTATAGATGGGCAGTCCATTAGATTATATTAGTACGGAAGGTTTTAGGAAAAAACTTATAACAAGGAATTTAGTACCTTATGCTAAATCCCCTAATAAGGCTACGCCTCCTATTACTTATGAGGTGGTACAATCAGATTTATCTGTTATTGATAGTCCTGATTTCTTAATTGATACGACATTTTTTGCTGACAAGCAATACCCACTTAATCAATGGGGAAATGAAGGTGGTTACAAACAAGCGCCTGATGTTTCGGGTAATTTAAATACAAAATCAAATCAAGGTGAGTATGGACCAGGACAACAAGATGCTCATATAATTGACCAAGCAAAGATAGCTGCTCAAAAAGGTTTTGCTGGTATTACCACACCTTATATTGCCGCTAATGCGTTTGGTAATGGAGGATTACAACAATACGATGCAGGTGTTTACATTACTACACCTGATACAATTTCAAGTTCAATACCAGGTGGTATTAAAGCATTATATAATAACCAACCATATCCATCAGTATTTAACCCTTCATCTTATACACCATTATCAATTTTATTAACTCCTGACCCAAATGGTAGTAATGGTTTATTAAGTCAAGATTCGTTTATTGCTAGATTGGGTGCTAAAACGCTCAAAAAAGAATTTGAAGATAGAATTGGTAGAGCCATTATTAGAGAAACTATTGGACGAGCAAATATATTAAATGTTAATAGTAGTACAAATCTTGTTAACATTTTAACAGGTAATGTTCCAATTATAGAACCAAACTATCAAATTACCGTCCCATCAAATCCAGTAACAGCATCTGCTGATTTTGCATTAAGATTGGGTGGAAGTTTATTGCCTTTTTCTTTGATACCGGGTTCATATTTTGACCCAAATATCAATCCACCTTCACCAACAACAATACAACAATCTTTACTTGCCAACCCATTGGCTGCGGTAGGTAATTTTGTAAGTAATTTATTAGGCGCGGGTAAGACAGGAACTCAAATATTTTATAATAATACTGGTGCTGGTCAAAAATCTATTTTATGGAAAAACATAAATTATAATAGATATAAACCTAATTACGATAGAACACTACTTGACCGACTTGGAGGTGCGCTTGTTGGAACTCAAACTAACAATTCAAATTTCTATGTTGGTTCGGATACTTCTGACCCAACGAGAGTATTTTCACCAAGCCGTGCGTTACCTGTTGACGCTTTTGGTAATGAACAACAATCACCTGTATATGGTCCCCAAGAATTGGCTCAACTATACGAAGGTCCAAGTAAAGATGTTAGGTTAGGTGCTAACGGTCCAACATATAGTAATGGTGGCGGTATTGAGGGTGGATTTACATGGGTATCTCCAAAATACAAAGGTAATGCGGGTAAGAAAGTTGGTATCGGTGGTGAAATCATGAATCAAGATGAGGATTTTAAACCTTCATCTTATAATTCAACAGAATCAACTGAAAGAACTTTTAGACAAGGTTCCATTCTTGATGACACACAAAGAATCATAGATAGCCAACCTCAAGGAGGTAAAAGATTACAACATGTTGGTAATGCTATTGACCAAGTGAGTAAAGTATTCAATGACGGTTATAAAGAATTAACCAAAGGTTCAAGAGTTATTAAATATACAGGTTCTATCGGACAAGAAGTTGGAACTGAATACTGTAGAGTATTCGCAAAAGATATTCCATATCTACAATATAATGATTTACAAAAACAAGATGGTATTGTTACTGAAGGTAGAAGATTTTCTTATTCTGTTTTAGATAAAACTTACAACCTAAACATTTCACCAAACAAACAAGAAGGGGGACAAGATTCAACCAATTTGATTGGTTCATATAATAATGCTAAAGCAAAAAAATATATGTTTTCACTTGAAAACTTGGCTTGGACAACATCTAATACACCAGGTTTTAGGGTTGGTGATTTACCAGTGTGTGAAAGAGGACCTAATGGAGGTAGAGTAATGTGGTTCCCACCGTATGGATTAACATTTAGTGAGACCGTAAGTGCGAATTGGCAAGGTAATGATTTTATTGGAAGACCTGAACCAATTTACACATATAAAAATACAAGTAGAAGTGGTAACTTACAGTGGAAAATAGTTGTTGACCATCCTTCAGTTTTGAATGTGATTGTTAATAAAGTTTTGGCGGACCAAACAAATAAAACTAGAATTGATTCTATATTGGAATCGTTTTTTGCGGGATGTAGAAAATATGACTTGTATGAGTTAGCTAAAAAATATTATACTATTCCACCTAATGACTTGTTTGATATACAACAAGCTCTGTCTTCAAAAGAATTAACAAGAGAACAAATTGAATATACTGTTAATACTATAGAAACAATACCACAACTATCTAGCAATCAAGGTACTGGTAGTGCACCTGAATCAACACTTGGGACATTTGTAAACTTAGGGTTTTATTTTGATAATAATTTACCATTGGTATTTAACCAACCTTTCACTCCATTGTATGATACATATATTACCAAAAAACCGTTTTACCAAGAACAATCACCAACAACTTCAGGACAGACTACTTCATTTTTTGATAGTGTGGTTACACCTAATAAACAAAAACTTGACGCTTTAATAGATGAATTAGTAAAACAATTTAATGCTAGCAAAAACTCTGAAGGTAATATAGAAGGTACAGTAACAATAACAATTGATAGTAGTACTTCTGCTTTGGGAAGACAGGCAGACAATAATATTTTATCGGCAAAAAGAATTAATTCTGCTGCAATATTCATTACAGGTGATACTAGAATGAAACCATATGTTGGAACAAATTTAATTGTTAAAATTGGTAAAGCTCTAGGTGAATTCGTAGAACCAATAGCTTTTGATGAAAAAACTAAATCTTATTTAAATAAGGGAAAATTTCCTTGTGGTGATAATGATGGTAATAGTCAAGTTTTAAATAAAGAAATCTATACGACAAACGCAATGGCGTGCAGAAGAGCATATATTTCTAATATTCATTCAACACTAAAAGCACCTAATGCGGTACCATCATCTAATCCTGCATTATCACCAAAACAAACTACTGATGATGCCGGTAAGATTGTGACAAAAACTGAAACCGTACCTGTAACAGAAGCAAATGTTGTTAGAAAAGACACTAACAATATAAGTAAAAAAGTTTTACGAGCTTTATTATCTGAGTGTGATTATTTTGAAACTATAAAACAAGACACCCCAATGGTTTATGATAACTTGAAAGACAAACTCAAGTTTTTCCAACCAGCGTTCCACTCAATAACACCTGAAGGTTTAAACTCAAGATTGACTTTCTTACAACAATGTATGAGACCTGGAGATACCATTCCGACAATTAAAAATGTTAATGGTACTACAGCCCCTGACTATAGTAATGCTACAAATACATCATTTGGCGCACCACCAGTGTTGATTCTAAGAGTGGGAGATTTTTATAATACTAAAATAATCCCAACATCATTGAATATCACTTATGAAAGTTTGGATATTAATCCAGAAGGTATTGGTGTTCAACCAATGATTGCGAATGTTACATTAGCGTTTAATTTTGTTGGGGGTAGTGGATTAAAAGAATCTGTGGATAAATTACAAAACGCGTTGACTTTTAATTATTATGCTAATACTGAAATTTACGATGATAGAGCGGACACAACGGATTTAAGTTATCAAGTTATTGATGCCGATTTCCTTAAAACAATTGGAAGTAATGTCCAACCACCGACAATAAATCAAGCTCCAGTACAAAATGGTCAAAGTAATGATAAACCAATTGGTACGGTTACAAGTAATGTTATAAGTCAAACAGGTCAAACTGGTTCTATAAATTATAGTACATTTATGGATATGGTGGTATTACAAACACAATCATATTTTACAAATGTTGTTAATAAAAATAGAGAAACTTTAAACCAATATAATAATGCCGTTCGTCAACAATGGATGATGGAAAGGACATATCAGAATGGTAATTTTACATTAACTAAAGACAGTCCCACCATTTTATTTGGTAAATCTTATAATTTAGAAAAAAGAACTGATGAGATTTTTGGACAACTAGAGAAAGACATCAAAGACGGAAATGAAGGATTTATTCAATTTATTTCAAACCCTTCTAAAAATTTTTCAAATCGTTTAGTTAACCAAGTTCAAGAAAACTATTCAAATTTTGTTAAAAACAAAAGAAGTTCTTTTCAAAGTGCTGTTACTAACATAACAAATGGTATGGTTTCCGTTCAACAAAGTTATATTGGATATATTGGAAGGGTAAATACTATATCATATAATGTACCTGGGTATTCGGACACAGGTACTGATGGGTACCAAATAAAAGATGGAAAAGTTGTTTCTTATATAATATCAGGAACAACAGAGGTAGACCCAAGTTCACAAGGTGTTACAAACACTATGAATGAACTTATTAATGATATTAAAAAGATAAAAAGCGGTATCACTGAATTTAATACTGTTGTATGGAGTGCAAATACTTTTACATACAACGCTAAATCGTATACAGGTAAATTAGTTTTTGAACCAAATTATAAGTTCCCAACAGAACAAGTATTCACACCATTTAGTACTAATTCATTATTTGATAGTAATACTAATGGTTATGTTTTTAGAAGAGTTTATATGATTGTTTCTAATGATGTTACCGATAGTAAAAAATATGAATCATTTAAAAATGCGTTAATTGGTAATATACTTAATAATACCGCTTTAACAAAGGGTGATGGTAATGCTATTAGTAATGCGTTTGATGAGTATTGGTTAGTAGGTTCACCTAATCAAGTAAGTGTTAAATCTGTTTTTGAAGAAGAAAACACAATTACTAAAGCGTTTATTGAGGATATGGAAAAAAATAGATTAAAAGATTTCTTAAAATATACGCCATTTAGTCTTAAAAAGAAAAGAACATTTACTTATACAACAGAGAATGCAAATACAGATGCTCAACAATCATTGATAAAAGGATTGGGTGCGACAGGTAACCAAAACACAAATAATAAAACATGGAATGACGAAAGTCCTGCAAATGTATTTATATCAAAAGCAAAACTTAACTAATGGGATATCAATATTGGAACAGATACAGTGAATTCTTAATCAATGGTGAACAAACCGTTGTTCCTTTTGTGCAAATACCTCAAAAAACCACTGACCAAACATATGTATATAAAGTCGGTAGAAGTAGGTTAGATATTGTATCTCAAGAGTTCTATAATTCACCATATTTTGGTTGGTTGATTTTGCAAGCTAATCCTCAATTTGGTGGTTTAGAAAATTATATTTATGATGGTGCGGTATTAATCGTACCTTATCCTTTATTACCTTCATTACAGGATTATAAAACATCTTTAGAGAACTATTTCTATTATTATGGTAGGTAACTTAATTGAAAGAAAAGAATATACTAAGTGTCATATTTTAAAAGATATGTGTAAATTTGGTGTTAGAAAAGATAGAAAAAGTGGATATAGAAGTAGTTGTAAAGAATGTGAAAAAAAAATGGCCAAAAAATGGGTTAAAAAAAATAACACATTTGATATTGTTGGGTGTTCACCTATCTTTCTTAAAGAACATATAGAAAAGAAATTCACAGAAGGAATGTCTTGGAGTAATAGGGGTTTATTTGGTTGGTATATTGACCATATAATTCCATTGTCTTCTGCAAAGATAGAGAAAGAAATTTACAAATTATGTCATAACACAAACCTTCAACCATTATGGGTTAAGGATAACTTAAAAAAAAGGTAAAACATTAAATAACTATGGCAGGTAATGTACAAGGTGACAAAAGTGGGCATATATATGTTGAGTTTGATTACAACAATATTATTTTAGTTGACCCGAACAAAACTATTGATGACTTAAGAAATGTAAAAGAAAGATTGGTTGACCATGAAAATTTGGTCATGTTTGCCAATTTGGAGGCTGAAGTAGTCCCAAGAACAAAACTATCTGTGGGTGGAAGTCCTGAAGATAGAATCAGAACAATTTCTGTTGCTAAAATAAATTTTTTAAGACCAACGGAAAAAAGTTTTTTAACTACAGGATATGATGAGTTGACAGGTAAAGGTGCTGTAAATGGTTTAGGTGATAATCAACAACAATTTGAAATTATTGACCCAAAAGATGGTACAAAACCATATGTTAAAACTACTTTGACTGACCCGGGAGGAAAGGCAACAGATAATGGTTTATTGGGTATGACAAGTATAAATGTAAAAACTAATACAAATTTTGTTCCAAGTGTAAGTATTACTCTTGAAGATATTCAAGGAAGAGCACTTTTCCAACTTGGAAACGACTCACCTTATTCTGCTTTTTTTAACTTACCCTACTGCCCATTTTATTTAACACTTAAAGGATATTACGGACAAGCTATAAGATATCAACTAAATTTAAAAACTTTCAACGCTAGGTTCAATACATTCAGTGGAAACTATCAAATTGATTTGGAGTTTGTTGGATATAAATTCAACATTCTTAATGAAATATCAATGGGTAGTTTGTTTGCGACACCACATATGTATAGCAAAAAATTTAGTGTTTCAAAATCAGTTACTTCACCAGAAGGTGCTGGAAATGCAACAACACAAACCCAACTTAATTCGGTAGATAATGTAACATCTAAACAATCAAATATAACATCAGATAATATTAATAGTGAAGTTGTTAGTGAAAAAGGGTATCAAAAAATTTCAGAAGTTTATAGTGAGTATAAAGCAAAAGGATTGGTAAGTCCTGACTTTCCGGAATTGACTTTAGCTCAATTGATGAATAAATTACTGACGTTTGAGCAAACAATTCAAGAATCATACCCACCTGTTATTGTGGAACCCTTAACTAATATTAGAACTTACAAAGAATATTTAACCGATTATTTTAACAAAGTTTATGGTGATAATAAATCTTGGTTTAACAAATATATGAACCCAAAACCTATAATTTTGAAAGGTACTGGTCAAGAATATTATGTTTTTAAACAAGAATTTATTGATAAAAAACAAGAGGCTGTAAGTTCTTTAAGTGCTGATACAATTCAGTTCAGAAGTGATTTAGCACAAAACCCAACATTAGGGGTTAATAGTAAAACGCCAATAAAAAATAGTATAACCTATAATACTTTTGTAAAACAAGTACCGTTAACTGATATTGATTTAGTAAAAACAACAACTTCATTAACAGGAATTTTAGTACCAACTGATAATGATACTTTGGAAACCCAAAAATTGTTAATAAAACAAATAGAACTTAATTTAGAAAAAGATACTTCGGATAAAAGTAGAGAGATACTACCATTATTTATTTTTTCGGATTTCCAAAATCTTTTGTCGGCAATGGAAACGGAGGCAAATAGAAAACTTTCGGAGTACGAAACAGCTATCACTACAGATTTGGCTAGAAAAATTGAAAGTTCATCAACAGGTATTGGATTTAAACCAACTGTTAGAAACATTTGTGCGGTAATTATGGCGTCTGCCGAAGGATTCATTCGATTATTAGATGAGGTACATACTAATGCGTGGAATGTAAGGTATGACCCTGTGAGAAAAAATGCTATTTTAGATAATCCATCATCGGCAAAAGGAACCGATACTATGGATAATACAAAAATTAGTTTGACTGCTCAAGCATCAAATCAAGGAATAGTTAATGGTCAAATACCTGTATACCCATGGCCTCAATTTTTTGTTGAAACACCTGAAGATAAAAAAGGGAGATTTCAATTAAAATATATTGCCGACCCATCTGTAGTGAATTTAACAAAAGGGTTTTCATTTGAAAAATGGCCTGAAGTGGAATTTGTTGAAGAGTATATGAAGGGATTAGCTCAAAAATTTGCCCAACCAGTTGTTCAACCACCTATTGATAGTCAAAACACTACAAACATTATAAATGTTAATGCGATAGAATACCCTTCCGAAGGTATTGCATATGTTAATAAAGAGGAAATTAAATTTTTCTATGAGATTTGGGAGAGACAATTCTTGAGTTCAAATTATTCTGGATTTGTTAGAGCAAATAACAATCAGTTAGAACAACTTACCAAGTTAATAGTAAGTGCTGAAACAAATAACATTGTTACTGGTTTAGGTGTTAGTTCACCATACCTTACCCTTAAATTAAAAAATTATAATATAACGGCACAAAACTATCCTACGTTTCTAAAAACAATTTCAAACCAAGGAACAGGTAGAGCATATCAAGATTATATAAGAGATTTCTTTGTAACACCGTATATTAAAAACTTAACGGAAAACTCATTCAACATATTAAGTTTGACTGATTTAGGTAAAGAACCTCAAACTAACGCAAAAACTGAAGGTTTATTACAGTTGGTTAAAGGTGCAAATAATGAACCATTGATTGTTGATACATATCCATTCACAGACCCAACATGGGTGTCAACACACATGGCAAATAGTGTTAATAGTACAAAAAATGCAGTATATAATACGAACAAAGTTTTGACTGTTTTTGAAGATAGAGATGTTATTTCTAATTTTAACAGTGTGTACGACTACTCAACAAACAGACCTGTTACAAATTTTTCATATCTAAAAGTTTCAAACCCCGCAAATCAAGTTGCGGTAACTAATTTATCTGTGTTTTACGATACTAGAAAAGACCCTAATTTCTTTGTACCAACTGAAGGATACGTAAATTATTTGTCACCAAATAAAAATATTAGTGTTGAAACAACAACATCAATGTTAAACACACCATATTTTGTAAATGCAATTCAAAATGGTGTTTACCAATGGAGAAAAAAAGACCCATATCCCTATATTCAAGCCGCTTACCTTTTTATTAATTCCTTACCTTTAGCATCGTTAAAAGAAAAATATAAAACTTTAGGTGCGTCAAGTGATTTAGATTACATTGCGTCATGTTTTAAAAAGTATGGTGCTATCCACAAAATGCCGTATGCTTGGGTTTTAAAAATGGGTTCTATATGGTATAGATATAAAACCTATAAAACAAGTAATGTTGACATATTAGACACCTGTTGGAAAGATTTTGCATTCAAAACAAATTTTGACCCAATTACAAGTTCAGATACAAAAACATACACATTCAAGTTTGACGGTGAAAATAAAATTACACTACAAAATGTATCTAACAATATAACTTCACTTCAAACAGGGTTCTACCCAAAAGTGATTAACGATTTCAATGTCTTTTATAATGGATATGATTTATATGTAGATTATACTGACACCGAAATTCAGACAAGTATTGATAATGGTGTTAAAGTATTCAACTTTACAGATTCAAATGTAAATGCTCAAACAATTGCAATTCCTGTTACAACACCAATAAGTTACTCAAAAATACAAACATGGTCTGTGATTTTACCAAGTGTTATTGGACCACCAATAACGGATGGTGCAATTTGTAATCCTTCTAATAATACTAATAGTTTAAAATATTATGTGGTACCATCATTCGGTTCGTCAATTAATCAGGTTAATTCTGAGTGTTTGGTTGCAAATGAACCAAAATGTCCTTTTATTGATAATCCATCAATCTATAATGGTTCTGTAAGATTACTTTGGTCATCACCAAACTTTGGTTATTTCAATAATTCACAAATTGCCAAACCACAACCTGATGCTTATGTTAATAAAATACAAACGGGTACGATAAAACAATCACCATTCAACTTATTAATAGATGGTGATTATTCAAAAATTGAAGAAATATTTTCGGTATTTGATAAAAGTATATTAGATAAGTTTGAACAAGAGTTTTTAAACTTTTCTAAATCTGCAGCCGATATTGATTTGGGTGTTCAACCAAATATTCAGATTGGTCAATCACCTGTTGACCCAAATGCGTTATTTAAGAATTTCCAAAATTTATTTACAAATATGATGGAAATTGAACCGCAAAATAGTACACTAACTACGGGTCAATACTTTAATACTATTGGTGAAAAACAACTTGTATTATTTTCCAGCACAATTAAAGCTTTTATGGAGTATGATGTTATATTAAAATATGGTAATCCATCAAATTACAAAAGAAGAATATTCGCATCTTATTTGGCACAAGGAAACAATCCTTACCCAATAACGGACCCGATTGTTTTCAATCCGTATGTTAAAAATAGTTTACCATCTAGTTCAGGTTCAATTAGTTTAGGAACATCTAAAGCTCAAAACGCCGCCGCTTGGTTAGCTTTGGAAACCCAAGTAGGTTTTTCAACAATACCGAATTTGGTTTACGATGATAATGGTTCCTATATCACCGATTTCTTCATTGATAATAATATTGAGTTCACAGAAAATAATGTTGTTTTATTATCTCCAATAATTAAAATGTATGCCACTCAAAAATTGTATACACCAAATTTATCAAATGATGTGTTCAAGAATAGATTACAAACATATTTGGGAACGACCGATGTTTTCCAAAATAACATTCTGAACCAAGTTTTAACTAATGTCAGAGTTGCGTTACCAAACCAACAAGAATTACCTGAAAGGGTAATTCAGAGTGTGATTGATGGACAACAAAGTAAAGTAGAAAATTATGAAGTGTTTAAAGCTTTAAATGATAAGTGGATTGCCGGTTCAGATTATGTATCAAAAACATTGTTTGAAGACGTTATGTTTTTAGATAGAGCTTCAAGAAATATTGGGGACACAATTATTATTGATATTTTTGATTTGAAAGACATGTTTTCAAAAAATAGTTTAAACATGGAAATGAGTGTATTCACATTTATGAGTGGAATATTAATTGAAAATAAATTCAATGTTATGTCACTTCCAGCGTATGTCAATTTCTATAATATACAAGATGTTGATGGGACAACAATTCCACAACCTGAAGGAAATTTAGATTTTGCTGATAATATGTGGGGTACATTTTTGGATGTGGATTATAGAAACTCTGGTCCAAAAATGATTTGTTTCTATGCAGGACAACCATCAAGCCACTTGGATTTACCAAAAGGTAATTCAAGATTTAGAGATGATGCGTTTGATTTGAGAAGAGCGTCGGATAATCCTTTAATAGAGAACCAAGTAAATAAAAAAGATTGGGCAATATCTAATAAATGTGTCGGATTTAATGTTGATGCTGGTATTAGAAATCAAAATATATTCTATTCTTTGAATGTTGGAATGGATAGTGGTAAAGCAACATCTGAATCACTTCAAACTCAATTGAACATGGTTGACCAAGCAAATGGTAGAAATGTTGCAACACAAAACATCAGTTTATATAACTTATACAAACAAAGAAGTTATCAATGTCAAGTAGAATGTTTAGGTAATGCTTTGTTGCAACCAACAATGTATTTTAATTTACGACACGTTCCAATGTTTAATGGACCGTATTTGATAACCCAAGTAAATCACGCGATTTCGCAAGGTTCTTTCAAAACAACATTTACAGGTACACGACAAGGAATATATGATTTACCTGCAATTGAAAATTATTTACAAAGTATAAATAAAAATCTATTAAGTAAGATTGAATCGATTATTAAGAGTAAGAAAACTCAAGTTGATATCAAACCTACAACAGATACTGATAAGGCAAAATTTGTTAGTCAAACAGGTGATAGTACATCTGCGGCGGAAAACTCTTGTAGTGAAAAACTTAACTCAGCTTACGTGTATTGGGGGGATGTTAAAAAATCAACAACAGTTCAATTATCGGCAAAGGAATTTGCCAACAAAATAAAGAGCAAAACTACAAACGAAGACTTACAAGTTTTAATTTATATCCTTTGTTACATTCAAACATTCCAACAAAACCAATTCTATGGATATAATAATAACTTTATAAATTTACCATTAACAAATAATTACGGTACGCCAGGAAGTACATTTTTCAAATCTAAAACATACTCTTGTGTGAGTATAAAGACACGGGCAAACGAGCAATTATCATTACCAATTGCAAACTTTGATGATGTTGATAGATTCTTAGATTTTATGATATCGACATTATCGAATAATGTTGAAAAAGTTTTTGGTAGACAAACAGGTAGTGGTATTGGAATAGCTAAATATTATGCTTGTTTATGGGGTGGTGCTTATGAGACCGTATCAGAAAGTTATTATGATAGTCACCTTAGTGAATTTAAAGTACTTCAAGGAAAAGTTGATGAGGGTATTAAATCTGCTGGTCCTGCTGGTCTGAATGTTGAATCAATAACTCAGGTAAGAAAAGAAGATAAGAAACAAAAAGAAAAAATTGCAAACACATATGCAGGGATTACGACACCACCAAACAATTTAAATACGACTATAGTACCTGTGATTTGTGTACCACCTACAATAACTTCGTTCTCACCGTTATCAGGTATTAGTGGTACAATAGTATCAATAATTGGTAAAGATTTAGACCAAGTTACTGGTGCAACAATAAATGGTGTAACAACAACTACAGGTATTACAATAAACAACTCATTTAATATCAGTGTTATTGTTCCGTATAGTAATACAACGGTGGCTCAAAACAATTCTATAATTGTATTAGGTACTCATGGAGATAGTGCAAGTGTGGTTAACTTCACATATAACCCAGCTCAAGTTACACCTGTTCCAAGTAATCCAAATAACTCAAATACACAACCACAACAAACAGGACCCGTTACTTTAGACGGTCAAACACAAACATCACCAGGTGGGGTTACACAACAATTAACGGTTTCTGTTAATCCACAAGCAGCAGCATTAAATACATGGACATTAGAGCAAAATGTTACAATGATTATTTCTGTTTACGATAATTCTGTTGTTAACAATACTACAACGCAAACATTAAATAGAACGGTAACAACAACAGTTTCTAATTATGTTTCGGGCAATGTATTCACCATGACTTATAATAATGTTGAGGGTATGTTAGTTAATAACCCAATACCTCAATTCCAAACAGCTCCTATTAAAGAGGGTCAAATAGCTAATATTAAATTTACAGTTACCGCAGTTCCTACGGATAAAGTTAAAAATCCTCAAAATGTATCGCAATCGTTTAATTTTGTATTTAGACCAATATCCTCAACAACACAAACACAACCAGGAGCATTATTTAAAGTTTCCGAAACATATGGAGAAAATCTACCAAATTTTAATGGTGATGATTACTACAATATTAAAAAACCAACTGGAGGATACATTACATATCAATTTACTTGTAAAGGACTAATTTCTAAGGGAGGTGCTGAGGTATATTCAATACCTAGCGTGGATAAACAAAATATTAGAATAACCAATAATACAGATACGAAATACACAAATGTTATTGAATTGAATAGTGTAGGAGCATTCCAACTTGAGGTTAGATATACTTCAGAAGATTATGTGGTTACTGATACAACTTCATCAAACTTTGGTAAACCAATAAATGGTAGCGCAACATCACCACCATTCACTTTATAAACTAATCGTATATTTATATAGAAACATTATTATGGATATTAAAACAGCATTAGATAACTACCTTGGTAAATCAACAAGATTTTCACAAGAAGATAACGGTGACGGAACTAAACAAGTTTGTGACCTAGATACAGGTGATTGTTATACTGTAAGAGAAAGAGATGGTCTTATTGAGAGAGCAGGTCATCAAACAACTGCCAACAGAAGAGTTAGAGTTGAAACCTCTAACGGAATAAAACAATTATTAAACGGATAATAAAATGGCTTTAGATAAAAAAATATTGAGCGAAATAAATAGATACAGAAGTATCAATAATTACATATTGGAACAAGATGCTGACGCTCTTGCTTTAGGAGCATTAGAGCCTGAAGCCGGAGCGACTCCTCCACCTCCACCGGCGGAAGCTACCGCAACTCCACCTCCTCCACCACCAAGTGGTTCAGAACCAATTGATGTTGATAACGACCCCGATGTTGAAAAAATTGACGACAATGGTAAATCTGAAGAAAGTAAAGATAAAGGTTCTGATTCAGAAGAATTGGATATTACCGAATTAGTGACCGCTCAAAAAGATATTCAATCAAAACAAGATGATTATTTTGAAAATTTGTTTGGTCAATTAAATAAGTTGGAGTCAAGATTAGGTGAGATGGATGCAATTATGAATAAACTCAATGCGTTGGAAAACAAAATTGAGAAATACAGAGAAAAAACTCCACAAGAAAAATTAGAATTAAGAAGTTACGATTCATATCCATTTAATCAGAAATTATCACAATTTTTTGACGACAAGAAAGAAGATATGGAAAAAACGGGAAAAAATGATTATGTTTTAACTCCCGATGATGTAACTGACATTAACGTAAGTGACATCAAAAGTTCTTTCCAAGGAAACGGATTTAAGGATGATTTGAAATACTAATAATAACAAAAAGTTTATTTACAAAAGCCACCCTTGAGGTGGCTTTTTTTATTTGACAAAATCAAAAAACTAGATTACCTTTGTAACATAACTTAATAATTTAAAATTTAAAAAACATGATGAGTTCATTAGACGCCGTATTGGCACAGTACGAAAAAGCACAACAAGGGGGCGGGGCCCAAAGCAAAATGTCGCAAGACGAAAGAATGAAAAAGTATTTTGCTTTAATCTTAGGAGACAAAGAGAAATCAGGACAACGCAGAGTACGTATCCTACCTACACCAGATGGTTCTTCACCATTTAAAGAAGCTTGGTATCACGAAATACAAGTAGGTGGACAATGGCAAAAATTTTATGACCCAGGAAAGAATGATAATGAGCGTTCTCCTTTAAATGAGGTTTATGAAGAATTGATGTCAACAGGTAAAGAATCTGATAAAGAATTAGCGAAACAATATAAGTCTCGTAAATTCTATATTGTAAAGGTTATTGATAGAGACAGAGAAGAAGACGGTCCAAAATTTTGGAGATTTAAACACAATTACAAGAACGACGGTATCTTGGATAAAATCATCCCAATTTGGAGAAACAAAGGTGATATCACTGACCCTGAAAAAGGACGAGACCTTATCATTGAATTGACAAAATCTAAAACACCTGCAGGTAAAGAATACACAAGTGTGTCTACAGTTATGTATGACGACCCAACACCAATACACGAAGAAAAAGTTCAAGGTGATTCTTGGATTAATGACGAGTTGACTTGGTTGGATGTATATTCTAAAAAACCTGTTGACTATCTTGAGGCAATTGCTCGTGGAGAAACTCCAAAATGGGATAGTGATAAAGGTGGTTATGTATACGGTAATGATACCGAATCTACAACATCTATGGGCGGGTCTAAAAAGGTTGAAACAAAAGCACCTATCGTTGACCCTCAATCAAATGACGAGGTTGACACAGATTTACCTTTCTAATAAAACAAAACACATCATGTATGGTATCTTGTATGGTACCATACATGATTAAATTTATATAACGCATAATATGGCAATTAAAAAGAAAGAATTCTCATTAGAGAATATAAAGAGTAAGTTCTCTACAAAAACAAAATACAAACCTGAGAGTTTCTATAACTGCGGAGAAGCTTTTATGGAAGCTTGTGGTTTACCCGGACCTGTAATGGGGGGTATTAATATGATGTTGGGTCATAGCAACACTTCTAAGACAACGGCAATGATATTAGCTGCTGCAGATGCTCAACGAAAAGGGCATTTACCTGTGTTTATTATAACTGAAAAAAAATGGTCATGGTCTCATTCTGTTGAATTAGGGTTACAAGCCGAACAGAATGAAAATGGAGAATGGGACGGACATTTCATCTTTAACGATAGTTTTGAAACTATTGAACAGGCCACCGACTTTATGAATAATATTTTAGATGCTCAAGAAAGTGGTGAAATACCTTATAATATTGCGTTTTTCTTTGATAGTATTGGAAGTATTCCTTGTCAGATGACTTTTGAGGGTAAAGGTGGGTCTATGCATAATGCGAGAGTATTATCCGAAAAAATAGGAATGGGATTACATTCTAGAATTACAAAATCAAAAAAAGAAGATTATCCTTATTACAACACATTAGTTGTTATTGTACAACCTTGGGTTGAACTTCCTGACTCACCTTTTGGTCAACCTTCTATAAAGCCTAAGGGGGGTGAGGCATTATACTTGGCATCGTCTTTAGTGTTTTTATTTGGTAACCAAAAAAATGCGGGAGTTAATCACATAACGGCAACTAAAAATGGTAGAACCGTATCTTATGCTGTTAGGACAAAAGTATCAATATTAAAAAATCACGTAAATGGTATTGCGTTCAAGGATGGGAAAATTATTGCAGTTCCTCAAGGATATATTGCGGATACAAAAGAAGATTTAGATAAATATAAAAAACAATATTCTAGTTATTGGGGTGCAATTCTTAGTGGGACTGGTGAAATTGTTTTAGATGAAACTGACGAAACTGACGAATAAAAAAATTGATACTATTATTACTTTTAATAATTTTCGAGATATTTATATAATATGGGAAGACATAAAATTGATGAAGATAAGAAAAAGGTGAAAATTTCTGTGGCAATTGACCCCGAACTTCCACAATACTTTAAGGACAAATCTATTAATCTTTCTTCTCTTGTTAATAAGTTACTAAAAGAGTATATTAAAAATGGAAACTAAAGTTTGTTCTAAGTGTAATGAAGAAAAAAAAGTTTGTGAATTTGGTAATTCAAAAACTTCTAAAGACAGATTATTATATTGTTGCAAAAAATGTAATAATGAACGAAGTAAAGAATATAGGATAATAAATCCTGAAAAAACCAAACAAAGTTCTAAAAACTCCAGATTAAAATATAATGAAGAAAGAAAAGTTAAACAAAAAAAATATTATTTGGAGAATAGGGATGTTATTAAGGAGCGTGAAAAGATATATCGGGAGATTTATAAACCAAAGAGGTCAATAAGAAGGAAAGAACGAAGAAAAAATGATAATCTTTACGGGTTGATTAATGATGTTAGATATAGAATTTGGTTTTACTTAAAAAAACTTAATATATCAAAAACAAACAAAACTTTCGAAATCGTTGGATGTACTCCAGAATTTCTTAAGGAACATTTAGAAAAACAATTTACAGATGGTATGACTTGGGAAAATAGAAATAAATGGCATATTGACCACATCGTTCCATTATCATCGGCAAAAACAGAAGACGAACTTTATAAGTTATGTCATTATACAAATCTTCAACCATTATGGGCGGAAGAAAATATGAAAAAAAGTAACAAAATTATTGTCTAACTAATAATTAAAAAAAAACAAAAATTATGTCAGAAAACAAAAAAGTAAGTTACACCTTAATTTATGAAGGTGGTGGTAAAACTAATTTACAAACAACAATTAATATGAATGGAAATTCATATTCTGAGGCTGAAAAAAAAATAAGAGATACTAATAATTTGACAAGTAACGTTAAACAAGTTATTATTACTGAAATTAGATAGTAAAATAGTAAAAAAAATTGTTCACACTTTAAAACATATTCGTGAAAAAAACATTATTAGTTGATGGAAATAATGTCCTGTTAATTGGATTCCATGGTACTAGAAATTTATACAATAATGGTGAACACTTAGGTGGGATTTACCATTTTATTAACACCTTACAAAAATTTCTTGTAGAACATAATCACGATAAGGTTGTTGTCTTTTGGGATGGTGAATCTAATTCATCCATTAGAAAGTCGATTTACCCCCAGTATAAAGCGAACAGAAGACAGGATATGAATGAATACAAGTACGAATCGTATTTGTATCAACAGTCCCGTGTTAAACAATACCTTGAAGAAATATTTGTTCGTCAGGTTGAAATGGTTAACAACGAGGCGGATGACCTTATGGCGTTTTATACACAAATTGCAACCGATGAGGATATTATAATCTTCTCTGCGGACAAAGACCTTACCCAACTCATCTCCGAGAGGGTAACCATTTATTCACCAATATCAAAACAATATTATAAGAATGGGGATATGATAACCATTAACAAGGTTGATATCCCCCATTATAATGTATTATTAACTAAAATCTTTACAGGGGACAAATCCGATAACATCAGTGGAATTGAAGGGCTTGGGGAAAAAACATTAATCAAATATTTCCCTCAGGTGCAGGAGAAACCATGCACAGTAGAAGAAATCTTGGATTATGCACGAAATATCCCGCAAAAGAAACCTATAAAAACATTGGTTAATCTTTTGGAAGGTAAGACAAAATCAACTATATTTGGGGAAGAGTTCTATACAACAAACAAAAAGATTGTTGATTTAACTAATCCTTTAATAACTGAAGATGGAAAAGAATTGGTGACACAGATATTAAATGATACTATAGACCCAACTGATAGAGGATATAAAAACTTGATGAGAATGATGATGGAAGACGGACTCTTCAAATACCTACCAAAAGATGATGAGGCGTGGGTAAACTTCCTAAAACCATTTATGAAATTAATTAGAAAAGAAAAAAGAAACACAAACAAAAATTAAATATGAAAGAACAAGACAGCACCAAAATGGAGTTCCTGATGACATTGAATGACAACATTGTTGTTCAAAGATTTTTCAATGTTAGAGGATTCAATCCAAACGCAAAAAATTCATTGGAATTGTATTATTACATGATACAATTCAAACAAGAACTTGAGTATTATTTAAAGATGAAAACGGTCACCTACATGATTGACAATACAGAAGCAATTATGAGTGACCCATCAATTATGAATACATCATTTACCGATGAAAGTGAACAATTTAACCTTTACATCAAAATTGGAGAACAGACAATTTGTCATAGATTTTTTGATGGAAAATTATTCCCACCAAAAGTTCGTTATACGGTTGACGTACGACCATTTTTAAAAGAAGTTTTGAGAGAATTGACTTACATTTTTTCATCCCGAAAATTAAGTTTTGATTATTTGGGTCTTGACCTAAGAAAGTAACTATTTAATAAAACAAGGGATTACAAAAACGATATATGAACAAGAATTTTGATTATTTAGGGAACACATTTCAAATACAATTATTAAACCAACTTATCGTGGATAAAGAATTTTCAACATCAATTATGGATGTTATTGAGATTTCTTATTTTGACAACAAATACTTCAAGATTATCTTGCAAATGACTAAGGAGTACCACGCCAAATACCAATCTACCCCT